ACGCCCGCCGCGATCAGAAGAGAGTCGGGAACGCCCCGGGCGTGAATGCGCCTGCCGGATACGGCTCGGCCGCCATCGAATCGATCGTCAGGGTCAGGTTAACATCCGAGGCGTCATAATCGACAGACGTGAGGTCGAAGGTCGGAAACGTGATCTCGACCGTGTCGGGATCGCTCGCCAGCACGACCTCGATCGTGACCGATGCCGGCGTGAGCACCGACCGGATCAGCTCGATGATTTCCTGGCCGACGTTGGAGATCGTGATGCTCGCCTGCGGGGCGCCGTCCTGCGGTTCGCTCGGCAGCGAGATCTTCATCGGGACGAAGAAATAGTCCTCGCCGCGGCTCACCGTCTTGTAGACGAGCGGCGTCTCGGTATGGCGCGTCGTCGGGTCATTCGAGAAATAGAGCGGCGGCGAGCCGAGATCCTCGTGGTCGATCGTGATGAGCAGGATGGCACCGTCGGTCGTCTCCTGCGACCGCATCAGATCGATGAAAGTGGTCGACAGGTTCCTCACGGCAGAACCTCGAGCTGGAGGCTGACCGAATAGATATTCGGCCCGACGATGGTCCAGGTCGGCATGTTCTCGGAGAACCGGCAGAGGAGATCGCCGTCGCTGCGCGGATCCGGGAAGGTGAAGGCGAGCGTTCCGCCCTGCGTCGTGACATTGATGAACGTCTCGAGCGCGGAAAGCTGCTCGCCGGTCAAGTTCATGTTTCCGGACAGGGGCCGCACGCCGGCGCTCGACCGGCGGCGGACCTTCGCGGGCCCGACGTCCATCTGCGAGCGCAGGCGGACGTCTGCGATCCCCTCGCTGTAGCCGTCGACGAGGAAATCCTGCGGCAAGGTGCTCGGCCAGACCTCAGCCATTGTCCCCTCCCCTATTGCCCGCGGTTGGTCGTGCGGCCGCGCAAGCCGAACTGGCTCCGCAAGCCGCGGTTCGTCTTCGACGACCGGTCGGCGATGACGCCGGCCATCATGTCGTCGACGACACGGATGTTGATCGTCTGGCCGCCATTCGCGTCCGTGCCCTTCTCCGCGCTCACGCGCGCGCCGGTCTGGTTGTAGATGTTGATCTTGACGTCGCCGCCCCCGCTGATGCCGCGGGCCCAGCGCGGGAAGACCGTCTCGCCGTCCTGGAGAATGGCCGGCCGCTCGCCGGGCCGGAGATGGACGCCCGAGTGGTAGCGCGGCGCGCCGACGAACAGGCTGGTCGGGACCTGCCGCGTGAGGCCGCCTGGCCCGACCACGCCGCCGGAGTGATAGAGCGTGCCCGTCGTCGTGCCGGAGACTCCCACGCCGCCAGTGAAGCTCGGCGTGCTCGTGCCGCCAGCGCCGGGGATCAGCGCCTTGAACAGGAAGCCGAGCAGGCCGCCCGAGTCCGACTTCACGCCGAGGAGCGCCGCGAACGGCCCGGTGCCGAGAATGAAGGCCTCGAGCGCGGCTTCCTCGACCTTCTTTGCGAGGTTGCCGAAGGCGTCGGCAAGCACGTTGACCGGATTGGCGGCGTCCTTGATGTGGGCGTTGGCGTCCTTGATGGCCTGGTCCAGGTTCTTCGCCCCGAGCACGGCCTTGGCGAGCTTGTCGTCGGCGGAGACGTTGTTGGCGAGCGCATCGCGCGCGGCCGACTGCGCATCGCCGAGGCTCTTCGAGTTCTTGATGGCGCTGACCAGGCTGGTGACCGCCTGCTGGCTCTGGTCGATCGAGTCCTGGACGCCCTGGAACAGCGTGCTCGCGAGGAACGACGTCGCCTCGCGGACGTTGCGCACGCTGCCGAGCGTGCCGAGGAAGTCCTCGTAGGCCTGCTGCGCCTGGCTGGCCGTGATCGCGCCGTTCTGGACGGCGATGTTGAGCTCGTCCTGCTTTTCCTTGGCGAGCGGAGCGACCTGGGCCCAATTGCCGTATTCGGTGATGACCTCGCGCGCCGCCTCGGCCGCCTTCTCCGTCTCAAGCACGGTCCGGAGATCCACGAGCTGCTTCGGCGCGCTGGAGAAGTCGCCGGACTTGGCCGCCTGCACGTATTCCTCGATCGCCGAGGCGGCGACCTTCGCCTCGCGCGCCATCTGGATCACCTGGCGATCGATGTCGCTCGGCAGGAAGGCGCCCGTCGCCTCCGCCCGCATGCGCGCGAGCTTCTTCGTCAGGTTCTCGGCGGCCGTTTCCTCCTTTTTCATGGAGGCCGCGAGCTTGTCGGTCGCGAACGCCTCGGCGGCGAGCGAGCGGATCTGCTTCTCCTGCTCGGGCGTGACGATGACGCCCTGCTCGCGAAGCTGGTTGATCTTCTCCTGCGCGGCCGCCTCTTCGTCCAAGCCCTGCGCGCGGAGCCTGCCGACCTGGATCTGCTCCTTCAAGCCGCGGATCGCGGCGTCGACCGACGCTTGGTTCTCGAACTGGAAGGCCTCGAGCGCTTTGTCGGAGGCGTGCTCGGCCTCGAAGCGGAGCGTCCGCAGCGCGTCGCCGGCCGTGCTGAACGCCTTCGCCGCGCGCTCGGCCGCGCCTTCGGCCTGGGCGAGGGACAGCGCCAGGTCGTAGGTGATCGGCGTGCCGGCCTTGGCCTGCTGGTTGTAGATCTCGAGCGCCCGGGCGCCGTCGTTGTCGCCGCGCGCCTTGCGGTTCGTGACCTCAATGTTCTGGTTGATCGAGCGGATGAGCTCGTCCGTCGCCGCCTTCGCCTCATACTGGTACTTCTCGAAGGCCTGCATGGAGCTGTGCTCGGCCTGGAAGCGGAGCACGTTCATCGCGTTGCCGAGGCTCGAGAACGACTTTGCGGCCCGCTCCGCGGCGTCGATCTGCTTCAGCACGCTCAGCACGTAGTCGTAGGAGATCGTGACGCCGGACTTCTGCTGCTCGGCGACGAACTGGACCGCCTTCGCCTCGAGCGTCATGCCGTCGGCGTTCATCTGCGCGGCCACGAGCTGCGCATTGAGCGCCCTGGTGACTTTGTCGGCCGCCTGCGCGGCATTGTCCGCGGTCTGCTGATCCGGCAGGCCGGCGCGCTGCGCCTTGAAGGCGAGCGGGTTCAGGTCGACGAGCCCGGCCTCCTGCGACTGCCGGAAGAGCGACTTGCCGCCGCTCGACTGACGGATCAGGTCGACGATCTTGCCCTGCGTCACCCGGGCCGCGATGCCGAGCCGTTCGATCTGATTCGAAGCGGAGACGGCGCCATTGATCAGGTCGTCGAAGAACCGGCCGACGCCGCTCGGCCGCTCGATCTGGCCGAGCTTGACGCGGAACCGCTCGGCCGAGATCTGGCCGTCGTAGAGCTGCTGCTCGAGCGCCTTGATCTGCTCGATGGCAGGATCCAGCCGCACCAGGCCATGCGAATCCAGCGACGCGGAGATCTGACTCCGGGACTGCTGAATTTCGTCCAGCGTGGCGCGGAACTCGTCGAGATTCAGCGACGTGACCGACTTCGTCGCGACCCCGTCACCGAGCTTCGCCTGTTCGCCGACCAGTTCGTTGACCTTCTGCCGAAGGTTCTCGGCCTTCGCGGCCGCTTCCTGGGCCCGCTCGCCGAGGAACGCGAGTCCGGTGAGGCCAGCGGTGATCGCCAATCCCCACGGACCGCCGAAGAGGCCGACGATCGACGACACCTGCCGACCGAGAAACGCCTTCGCCTGCCCGGCGAGCGTGGCGGACTTGGCGGCCGCCTCGAGCTCGCCGCGCGCGCCGGCGAGCGCCGACCCGAGCTCGCGCTCGGCCCGCGCCGCGCCAAGGACCGCGTCGCGCTGCGCCTCCGTCCCGCTCTTGACCGCGGCGGACCGGTTCACGCGCTGGTCGGCAACCGCGATCGATCGCGCCTGGTCGACCTGGTCGAGGCGCGCCTGCTCCTCCGAAAGCCGCTGCCGGATTGCGATGCGCTCGGCCGCGGCCTTCTTCTCGGCCTCGGTGAGCTGCTGATCGATCCGCGCCTGCCGCTGCGCGTTCGCCTCGGCCTGCTTGATTTCCTGGTCCTGGCTCGCGGTGATGAGCGTCTGGAGACTGGCGACCGTGCGGTCCGAGCCCTTGGTGAGCGGTCCGGTGTTCCGGCCGGGCGTCACGACCGCGCTGCCGGCGGCGAGCAGCGCCGCGGTGCTCGCCTGCGCCTGTGCCTTGCCGAGCAGGCTGACCAGATTCGCGCGCTTCTGCTGGATCTCGAGAAGCTTCGCCTCACCCTCGATCTGCGAGTCGACCAGCTTCCTCGTCTGCGGCGTGAGCGCAGCCTCGACCGCGGCGAGATCCTGATACGACCGCCGGATCTTCTCCTGCTGCTTGAGCTTGGCCTCGTCGAGCTTCTGGAGCGTCGTCAGTCCGCGCTCGAGCTCCTTGACGGTGTTCGTGTCGGCGAACTTGAGCGGATCTGCCTCCGCGGCCCTGCGCGCCTGGTTGGCGGCGAGCTTGGCATCGTAGTAGGCGCGCTCGAGCGACTTCACCTTGCCGGTGACCTCGTCGAGGTTCCGCTTGGCTGCATTCCAGCGCTCGGACAGCGAAACGAGCCCCTGCTCGAGCCGCTGCTGCTCCGTCATCTCCTGCCGGGCCTTGCGGACGGCGTCGAAGCGCGCCCCAAGCTGGCCGGTCAGAGCGCCGCCGGCGAGGGCGCCGATCGCCGCGCCGCCCGGGCCCGCGATCGCGCCGCCGGCGATGCCGCCGATGCCGGCGCCGACCAGGCCGCCGAGGATGCCCTTGTTGCGCGCCAGGAAGGTCGAAGCGAGCACAGTGCCGACCGCGGCGAGCGCCGGGACGACCTTGTCGAGGTTGTCGGCGAGATCCAGGATGATCTTCGCCAGCGTCCGCGTGCCACCGAGCGACTGGTTCACGTTGCCGATGAAGTCGGTGAACGAGTTGTCGAGCTGGACGAAGGACTGGTCGAGCGTGCCGATCGTGCGCGCGAACTTGGAATCGACGTCGTTCGCGATCGCGTCGAGTCCCTTCAAGACCTGATCGGACGTGAGCAGCCCTTGCTGCCCCATCTGGCGCAGCTTGCCGATCGTGACTCCCAGGCCCTTGGCGAGCTCGAGGCCGAGCGGCGTCTCGAGGACGGCGCGAATTTCGTCGCCGGACAGACGGTTCGAAGCGATGGCCTGGCTGAACTGGATCGCCGCGGACCGCGCTTCCTCAGTCGTCGCGCCGCCGATCTGGAGCGCCTTCTGGATCGTCTCGACGTAGCGGAGCACCTGGTCGGCCGACCGGTCCGGCGCCGCCTTCTGGAGGCGGGTGTAGAGGAGCGCGGTCGCCTGCAAGCTCGAGCGCGACCGCCGCGCCAGATCCTCGACCGCCCGGAGCCTCGCGGCCGCGTCCTCGCTGTTGTCGGACACGACCCGCATCTGGTTCGACAGGCTCGTGAACGAGTCCGCGTAGCGCAGGATCAGGTTGCCGGCGAGCGCCGCGGAGAACCCGCCGAACGCGCCGGTCAGCGCGATCAGCGAGCCGCGGAGCAGGCCGGCGCGGTCGCCGAGATTGTCGAAGGCGCGGGAAACCGCGATCAGGCTGTAGGGCCGGATCTTCTGGCTGCTGATGGATCCCCAGAAGGAGTCGACCGCGCGCCCGGTGACGCCCATGGACGACCGGATCTTCGACAGCGAAGCGTTGGTGACCGCCTCGGCCTTGTTGAGCGACTGCGCATAGGGCTGCACATTCGCCGTCAGCGAGACGTAAAGCGAGCCGATCTGTGCGGCCATGGCTCAGGCCCCGGGTTTGGAGAGACGCGGCTTTTTGCTGACCAGCTCTTGCCTGTCCTTGGCCGCCTTCAGCCGCTTCGCGAAGGCGAGGAGCTTTTCGTCACTGTCGTCGCCGCCACCGCCGCCACCGAACATGGCTTCGGGCGAGGCCGGGAACTTCTTGGCGTCCATGCGGTGCAGCACCGCCGTGTGCCAAGCGAGCGCGAGATCGCGCTTCTTCAGTTCCTCGACGCGCGCCATCGTCTCTGCGAGCGACGCGTCCTCGAATTCCTGTTGGGAGATGCCCGCCCGATAAGCGGCCCGGATCAGCCAGCCGAGGAAGCCGCCGGGCTCATCGTAGGGTCCGGATCCTTCTTCTCCCCGTTGCGGACCTTCTCGACCTCGTCGGCGATGAACTTGATCTGGTCGAGGTAGGTTCGTCCGTAGGCAGACACGCAGAAGGCGTCCAGGATCCGCACGCCGATGTCGGAGAGAGACATCGCGTCCTCGAGGGATTCGACCGTGACTCTCGCCGGCGTGCCGTCCGCATTCTTCGCGGCCATGCCGAGGCACCTGTCCATCAGGGCGACCTCGATGCCGAGCAACGCCTGCGGCACCTTGGCCGTGTACTCGGTCCCCAGCTCGTTCTGGAGCCTGACGAAGTCCTTGCCCGAGAACTTGAGGTAGATGCCCTCGCCCGCCTCCGGCAGCAGCACACGACGCACGAGATCCATAGACAGCCCCCTTCAGGTCAAAGAAACGTCGCCCCCTACGAGGAGGCGACGAAGTCGGTCGCGCCGGTGATGCGGATCGTGCCCGCGCCCGTGATCGGGCCGTCGACGTTGATGTCCGTGTCGCCGGGGTTCTGGATGAAGCCGTTGCCGATCCAAAAGAAGTTCCAGCCGAGCGCGGTGAAGTCGACGCGCCAGGCGATCGTCGAGCCGGCGTCGAACAGGTCCGCGATCAGGTTGTGGCTGACGTCGGTGATGTCGAAGTGGAAATTGACCTGGATCGTTCCGGCATCCTTGAAGCCCTGCTGGAACTCGCGGTAGCCGCCGGTCGACCCCAGATGCGTGAAGTCGATCTCGGCCGCGTTCCGGCCCTGGATGTTGACGCCGGTGACGTTGGCGATCTGCGTGTAGACGGCCGGCGACGAGCTCGCGTCAAGGACGTAGAACTTGACGCCGCGGCCGGTCTTGCCCGTGGAAGCGGTCATAGCGTGGACCCCCGATTGGTTCGATCAACCGGTCGCTCAAGCGACCGTCACGACGCCAACCGCCAGCTATTTCCAACGGAGGTAGAAATCGATCACACGCCGGGACGCCTGCCGCGCATCGTCGAAGTCGAGGAAGTCGGTCGCCGCCTTGTAGATGTCGACGTCCGTCGCTTCTCCGACGGTCGCCTTCGTGACGGCGCCAAGCCCGCGCTTGACCTGCTCCCCGAGAGCATCCGCCGTCGTTACCGAATCGGAGATGCACTCGACAGTGACCCTTGACTCATAATACCCGGCCGGACCGGAAAGCAACTCCTCGTCTCCCTCGGTCGCGAGCCGGAATAGAATATAGGGGGCGGTCACGTGCTCGGGCGCCCTGACGGGATAGTGCCGCGTGGCCGGCGCGATGGCCGTCACCGCGGAAATTGCCGCGAGCGACGTCTTGACGATCTGCATCGCGCTCGCGGTCATGCGCTATCCCTTCGAGGCCCGGCTGATGACTTCCCACGCGAGCTGCCCGAAGCGCTTGATCACGTCGTCCTTAGTCGATTCGAAGGCCGGCCGGAAGAAAGGCTCCGGCGGCGTGCCGGGGTGAAACGGCGGGAGATCCTGGAACCTGTTCCGCCGGCG